TTGGAATTAATTCCGCCAGTCTTGTAGTCTTGCGAATTCATTCGGGCCATCTAGTGTCCCTTATCGCTTGTAGTTCTGGTTATCCGAAGGGGGGCGAATCACGGCATGGTCGTGATTGCTGGGGCGTGTCTGCTTCGGAGCATGCTGATTGTTGGTAGCAATCGGCTTCTTTCCCGAAGGGGTAACCTTTGACGTGGGCTTAGCTGCCATTCTTGGGCCTTTCTAACGCATTTTTCAGACGTGAAAATTGTGACGCATTCGGAACAGCCGTAGCTTTCGTGGCCACAGGCTGTGGATCAAGCCCGTTCGCTCGGGCTTGAGCGATTTGTGAGTCATTGAACTCTTTGATTGTGTAATCGTGGAAGCCCTGCTTCTGTCTAGGCCCGTACGAGAACTCCAAAGACCTCGCACGGCACCTGAAACAGAACGCTGAGACCCCGTTGAAGCGGTCCTCGGGCCAGTCGTCACCGCATCCAGGGCAATTCGTCATAAAGTATTACGATAACCGTCAACTAAACGTCGGTTTCAAGTTTTTGTGACCCCGTTTAGCGCCATCAAGCTTCTTTTCCCACCAAGCAAACGACCCTTTCACCTTTTCGGCGCTGACATTGCCTTGAATTTTCTCAATGATGGCATATTTTCGGCACTGGATGGCGATACCAAGAGCCATAACACAGTCATCGTGGGGAGAACCACTCAATTTCCCCTTCTCGTCCCTCGTGAACGTACGCAATTCGGCAATCGTGCGCCTATCAGGCACATTTTTCGCCTCCCTAAGCCACGCAGCAAGATCATCGGCCAGCAAAGGCTTAGAAGTTTGCGTAGTCAACCACCCCAACTGCTCCAACGGGCGGTCTTGTCGCTTAGACAACGACCGCCTACGATAAATTCTGTTGTACTTAACCCGTTGAAGGGCCTTCGTGGTCGTCATTCCATGGTTGTTGAACTCTGGTGCGATCACCGCAAAGCGGTAGTACCATCCCAAAGCGGGCAAAACGCTCGCACCGAAGATATCGGGGTCGATGTGGCCATGCCACATGGCCACAATCTCATTCGTCTGCACACACAACACATAGGCGACGCTGTAGTCGCCATGCTCCAACCCTTGGGCAATGTCGGCACCGATCACATACGAGTACCGATCCTCGTCATTCGGGCTAGACCAAATCTTGAGAGGGCCATCTTCCTCGAAGAGACGAGGCTCTTTGCCTTCTAGGGCGATGGTGCCAACCCAAACGGGTGGCACTTCCTTGAATCGTGCCAGATTTTTCAGATTGAAAAAAGGGTTACCCGAACCGATGAACGCCTCTTCAGGGTTCGACGGATACTCCTGGCACAACTGCCACGGCTCCAACTCCCGCTGCTTCTGGGCGTACCACTCAAGAGTACGTTCCTCAACAGCGGACCATGGGAAAAAGATACCATGAAAGCCGTTCTCGCCCAACTGGGAACCAACCCAGGTGCGGTGAAAGAACGTCCCCTCGCCGTTGGCGGTAGACAACCCCAACACACGACCGCCAATATCTGTCGTGGGCTCAACTGACGCCCACGCTTCCTCGGGGTTCGGCAAGAACGCCCACTCGTCAAGGATAGCCAGAAAGACCGACTCGCCACGGGCAGGATTATTGGCAGACGGTAGACTCATCAACGTAGAGTCGTTCTCGAAAGTCATCTGCGTGCGGACACGATCCATCAATCGTGGCCCACGCATACGCACCCAATCGGGGAAATGCTTATACGCTTGTTTCGCCTTCAAAAGGAGAGAAACAGCTTCCCTCTCACCTTTTGATAGCATGATGATCTGGCGGTTATCCCAACCAAACGTCAACCACAAAGTGAAGCCAGCAATCAGAGTAGAGAAACCAATCTGACGGGCCTTGAGGACCACGTTACGTCGATACCTGATCCAATCGTACAGAACCTCTCGCTGAGCCGCTCTGAGCTTTAGCGGGACACGTCCCTTGCCTGGGACACGAATCCACATGTTCTCTTCAAGAAAGCTAGTGCAAGCCTCAGCGAGCATGAGAGCATCCTCATGGTCGATGTCCTGAGACCAGTCGATAGGCTTAGACGGAAACCATCCACGCCACTTCAATTCCTGTTCGATGGCAGAGATGTTGAACTTGGACGAGACCTTGCGCTTACGAGCGTTCTCTTGGGCGGCCTGGGTCGGTGTGACAACCGACACAGCCATTACTCAACCACCGTAGGCTCAATACCCCGATCCTTGAGCGCCTGCTTCGCAGCCGCAATCCGCTCATCTTCCGCAGCGCCAGCCAAAGCCTCGTCACGGAGACGAGCCAACTCTTCATCAGAATAGTTGGCGAAATCATCCTCTTCAAGGGCATCCAAGATCGTGTTCTCACGGGCAGCCATCGAATTAACCCCAACAGCCTTCAACCACAAATCAGCGGCCTTCAAGTCACCCTCAAGCACCGCCTTATTGAACACCATGTCCAAAATCTTGCCAACCTTGTCAGGATCGCCCGCATGCTGAAGAGTGACATACCGTACGGCATCCAAAACCCGTGGGTCTTGCTTCCAACGCCACAGCGTTGTCCGCCCGACCCCAATCACGGTACACAACTCTTCCTCGGTGTCGGGATGGCGCAACCCCTTCGGGGTGCCCGCCCAAACGACGTACGTCAGTTGCTTCTCATTCAATTGTCGCCTTTGGGCTTCAGTCAGCTTGGCCATAAACTATGGCGCAAAACGTCAGTCGTGAACGACTAAAAAAACGCAACCATAAGACGTCCCCGAGAGGCGTCAGCCAAACGAGGGGACGCCATGAGTCTTAGACTCTAGGTGGTGGCGGCTTCTAGACGCCGCCACCGTTGGGAGGAACCCTAGTTCCGACTTCATCGGCGGGCTTCGCTTCCCTGTCGGGCGCTAGCCCGCCTAGAGTATCTAATACTATGACACATGCCGTCAAGTGATTTCTTCACAATGTGACACAAGTCACACCACAGGTACCAAAAAACGGTACCCCAAAGGTGCCAAAAAATGGCACCCCAACACGCAACAACCTACCAAAGAAACATAACAATCCCCACAAATTTCACATATGAAAATTCGGCACAATAAGGAATCCTATGAAAACAACTCCCACCCCCTCTGACCAGGACTTATGTGAAGCCGCATAGATTTCATAAAAACAAGAAACTCGGGACGGTTCCATATATAGGAATCTTTTCGGTCTTGGGGTGGCACCCCCCCGTGGTACCCCCATGGTGGCGCTCTAGGTTTGCTGTGGTTTGTTGTACTCTACAACTATTGCGCTCACAACCTTTGCGTTCGCAATGTGTGTGTTGGCACGCATGTTGTGTGTGTTGGCACGCATGTGCGTGCTTCGGCACGCATCGCCCTGGTGCGTAGTGGGTCGTAGGCTCATTGTTTCGATTGTTCGGCTCATGGTCGGCTCATTGTTTCCGTGGGTCATCGGCTCATTGTTTAGTGACGTTCACGTCGATTGTTTCGTCGTGTTCGGCGTGATTGTTTGTCCGATTTCCGCTAGTCGTTTCATTGTTTCTTGTATCGGTACAGATAGTTTGTATTCACGAGATTCTTTGCGAGTCATAGTTTGCTTAGGACGGGTTTCCCATTATTTCCGAGAAATTCTTTCTATTGTCTGACCAGGGCAAACGTAAGTTTCTGGCATGAAACTTTGGGAAAGTGCTTGACTCGCATTTACGGTTACTTCAATGCTTTGGAGGTCGAAAGCAAGCGCCCCACGGGGTACGCAGCGTCGGCGATCGGTTCTGGTGAGTGCAATGCGCTCATGTCCGTCCGATCGGTGTTGGCCTCTGAGGATTGGGGGCGGGCCGATTGGGTACTCGGAGGACTCACCAGGGGCGAACGGTTCACCCGAACCGTGCGACACCGTGGGAAGAGGTCAACCTCGTTGGCGATATTTAGAAACGGTAAATTCGGGAGGCCGTCAGCGCACTGGCGGAGGAAGTCTCGCACTAACATTGTTAGTTCGATGCCCTACGGTTTGAACCTATCGACGGAGT